TCGCATTTGGGGTCTTTGTTTCAATACCCACTGAATTGGTGGCGGAGTTGACGTGGAAAGTGTCTGTGTCGACGGTTAAGTCTTCAGAAACATACACATTACCCATAACTTGGAGGGTTGCATCTGGATGCTTTGTTTCTATTCCCACAAAATGTTTGTTCACATCCACATGTAGAGTGTTTAGATCTACAGTGAGATTTGAGGATATGTAGGTGTTACCCATAACGTGTAGATTGGCATCTGGTGATGCATTATTAATACCAATTTCTTTGGAAACTGAGTCAACAAAAAGTGTATCTGTATCTACTGTGAAGTTGTTTAAGACATTGAGAGTATTATTTAGAGTGGTTCCATATGTGAATTCTTTAGAAATTGTGTTGTACATTAAAAGATTTGAATTGTTTACGTTTCTCACAGGGTTTACAAATAACGCATTTTGTGTAGTTGTGTTATTTAGACCCGCGGTGTCAGTTCCACCATTAATAATAACCGACCCAGCTGCTTGGGAGGTTGGATACCCCGCATAATACCCCAATGCTATGGCACCCTCACCTTGATTAAACTTACCTGCACCATCACCGATAGCGATGGATTTTTGCCCCTGATTTTGACTACCAGCGTCTTTACCTATGGCAATAGAATTACCTGCTTGATTCTCACCACCAGAATTCTCACCAATGGCGATTGAAGAAGCACCTTGATTTTGATATGCAGATTTTTCACCGATACCGATAGAACTCACACCTTGGTTCGTTTCACCAGACCTTTCACCGATGGCTATAGAGGATTCAGCTTGTGTAACACTCCCAGATTTGTAACCTATCGCGATTGTATTTGATTGTTGGCGATCATAACCAGTTCTATATCCCACAGAAACTTGGTGAGAATTTGAGGATGTGTGCAATATTGTCCCGGTATCTTCACCAATGAGAATCCTGTTATATCCAGAGTTATCGACACGTCTCGTGGCGGCGATCGTTCCATTAACATCTAGGTCTTTGGTTGGGTGAAGTTGATTTATACCAACTCTATTTGAAACCACATCCACGTGTAGGGTATTAGTATCAACGGTCAAGTTTGAAGTCACGTAGACATTACCAACGACGTGGAGTTCTGCATCGGGTACGAGGGTATTTATACCAACTTTATCAGCTCCAGAATCTACAAATAGAGTATCCCCATCGACAGTCAAGTCTGCAGAGATACTTGTATTACCAGTGACCACCAAAACATTCGATCCAAACTCATCCACAAAAAGATTTGAACCCACATCTAGGGTGTGTGTGGGACTCGTGTTTATGATACCGACATTTGATTGTGTGAAAATTTGACCATACACATGGACGTTTATATCTTGATTTGTCGCGGGGGTTATGGTATGACCAGTGGCACTCGAGTTTGTATACCCGATCGCAAATTCCTTTTGATTTTCCAAGAACCCCAAAGCAACATTTGAACCTGGTCGAGTCATAATGAAACCGAGATCCAAAGTTGGGTCTCCGACAGCGTTATCTTTACCAATTTCTATGATGGCATCCCTAATGATAGTATTATTTGAGTGTAAAGTTGTGACCAGACCATTGAAAGTCGCATCCCCATCGACGACCAAATTGTTTTGTATATATGTACTCCCCAAAACAGTCAATGTGTTTGAAGCACTTGTATTTACAAATAATTTAGAACCCACCGATAAAGTATCTGTAGGTGTACTATTTGAAATACCAACAATCCCTGAAGTTACAAAACTTGTAGTTGCAGCGGGATTAACCGTACCGAATGCATCGGTATATGAATCAAATCGCATTGTATGTGGAGTCGTATTCCCGTTTTTTGTCGCACCGGCAAGATTAAAGTTTAGAATTTCACTTGCGATTGCATTCGAATCTGTAATCTCTTTAGTAACCCTGTTATATGACAAAACCATAACGTTTGCAGCTCCACCCGGAGTTTGAACAGGGTCTATACGAATGGGTGTCAAATATGTAGTTCCGGGTAGAGGTACCTCTATTTCGACATCACTCGCATTGAACACAATTGTATTTTCTGCCTGGTCATTGGTACAATTTTTACCGAACCTAATTTTGGTAGACCTCTCTACCGTCGGCAAGTTCTTGACCATTTAATATAGAATGCTATTTTAATTTGCATACAGAAGTCCCGCCATTCCATTCTCAACCCGTAATATGTTGTAGTTTACGGCATATATAGGATCGTTGATATTCAGAGACTCACTCATTATCTTGGCTGAACTTAAGCGACTGAAATTCAGTGTACCGGTGGGCTGAAGGGAACTTGTTGAGAGACAGAATGGGTACAAGAAGAAATCGGGGGACGCCACAAAGTTGGTGTGGTAGTAGTGTGACACATCTATGAAATGTGGCTTACCCCACCGGTAATTTGCGACATCTATACCATTAATACTGAGTTTCACCTTGTTTGTGGCTGAAGTGAGAGCGCTATTGGACGCGGTATTAGACGACGCTATGTACTTTACAGGGTGGTTAAATGTGAGTTCTTGAAGAGTTGTCCCAGAACCAATATTCTTTTGAACTTGTGTGATGAGAAGGTCATGTTTACGAGAAACCATGTTTCCACGTTCTTCATTATCCAAATAGATGTAATTGGCAAATAGTTCTATATTTTTGTTATTAACATCGGGTCCCCAATAAATGCGGAGCTCTACATTATGATAATTGAGCGCTACGAGGGGTAGGGCAGATTGAGGCGTTTCACAGAAAAAGAAGCGTAAAGGGTAAAAATAAGATCTAGCGCTCACACCCGGGTGTGTACCTTGAGCACTTTTAGATACGTTTTGTGCGAATGTGTCTACAGCTATGTTTTCAGTAAACACAGAATCTTGGGTGTCAATAACAGACCCCCCTATCAGAAGCTCCACTTTCTCGATGATGTTATCCCACCTTTCCGAATCGAGAGCTTGTGTATTATCGTCCATCGTCAGATAGACATAGCTGAGAAGATCACCAGTTCTTTCGAACTGGACACTTGACATAGAATTACTTTTCACACTTCCATGGATCGTTTGCTTTTCGATGGATTGTGAAAAATTGGAGTGTCGTTTAAAGACTGAACTAAAAAACGATATCTCAGGGTTTCCCGTGATATATTCATCCTGGGCACCAACGGCAATGAGTTGAGTGATACCGGCTGACATCGTTTACTTTATAAAGAGAAAATTACATGTTACTTTTCCTACACATGAATCGGAGGACTAAAATATTTTTATCTGTCGCTGTCGCACGGGTGATCGTATTACCATCCTGATTGCGGATAGTGACTGTGAAACGATCTAAACGACGAATTGGGTCTATATACTGGGTGAAAATTGGGTATTCATCTTTAAATCTGACTACAGTAGTAGCATCGGAAACGATACTCGCAAAAGAACCTCTAATAATACTCATATCAGCTTGTCCATTCAGGACATTGGAAGCTCGGTCAGAAAAATTAGAATCGAGTTCATCTATAGAGACGTAACAATGTTCTGTAGCGGAAGTTGTCCGGATACGAGCACCCAATAACTTAGCCTGAACAACATTTTTCAGTGGCTGTTGAAGGAAACAAGTAAAAGTGTTCGCACTCGTTTGATCAATCGAATCAATAGTAATAGTGTGATATTCGTAGTTGAGATCTGGGGTCGCCATTTATAGTTAGCTTAGATTAAAGATCCACCAATTCCATCTTCGATGGCGTATCCAGCGTGTTCACTGACCAGCTGCTGGGCACCACAGATACCACCGGGGGTAAGACCAGTGGTGTAAGCACTACCCTTCTTACCTTGACCCGGGGCACATTCAATCTTGTTCTCAAGATTAAACATAGACTTTTCGTTCACAGTCTTGATAATAATAGGCATGGGCTGGTAGTTGCTGATATTCTTGTTGGCACTCAGGGCAAAAATGATCACCAACAAAATGGCGATGGACATGAGGGCGGTGCGGTTCTGCTGGTTAAGCTTAAACATTTATAATAGACCAATATATTTTTCTAAACTGCGTTAAAGGTATTTTTTTAGTTTCCATATAGAGAGTAGATGGACGAAGAAATTGTAATCGATCGGGGATCCACAAATGTGATGAAACTAGATGCAGATGAACAGGCCCTGATGGATGAGATTGAAATCTCTGCTCCCCGTCCTCAGCGTGTTCCACGACCCACGAACCATATGTCCAGACCCGCCCCCCAAATGCAACAAGAAGCTATGGATGCTTTCGCGAACCCCAATAAGCAGAATACTCCCGCCCCTCCAGGTGATGAGGAGGAGATTGATTATGGTGAGGATGAACCAACATTTTTCGATGATGACATGAACATGGGTTCTGGTCAGCAGGAGGATCAGCCTTCAAAGGGCTACGGTTCC